GCCCCTTCGTGATCCATCGGGTCGGGCTGGCCGGCGGGAGCGGTCCGCGAGATCGTCTCCAGACTCTGCGTGATCAGCTGCGTTCCGCCCGTCGTGTCGAACGAGAACTTAATCGATCCGGTTTCCAGTTCCTTCTTCTCATTCTTCTTGTCGGGATGGATGTAGCGCGCGCTGCCGATCCAGATCAGCGGCGCGATCTGCTCGACGTCGAGCGTGTCGAGCTTGAGGTTCTTGTACGACGTCGGCGCCGCGGCGACGAGCGAGTTGTAGGCGACCGTGTCATCGCCGGTGCCGTCGATCACCCACTCGCGCTCGATCGACGAGTCCTTGCCGGCGATCTGATTGCGCCGCTTGCGCGACGACATGCGTTCGTAGGTCGGCATCCTTGCCTCGCAATTAAGGAGCGAACGTCAATCCTTCGAACGTTTTCCACAGCTTGTAGATGTCGCTGAGAATCTTGGCGGCGTCCTCACTCGCCTTGGCGATCCGCCGTTGATCGGTGTTGCCGCCCAACAGCGACGCCGCTTGCGCCGAAAACGTACCGACGCTGCTGGCGCTCTCGACCGCCGCGGCGACGCCGCTAAAGTCGGGCGGCTCCTCGGGCGGCGCCACCTCGGGCGTTTCGGGTTCCGCAGCCGGCTCGTGCGCCTCCTTGAGCAGGTCACCGAGCTTGCGCTGCTCTTCCTCGAGCAGTCGTTCCTGTTCGGCAACGGCGCGATCGCGGGCCTCCATCGTGGCCTTCGTCCGCTCGCTCAGACCTTCATCCTTCATCGCCTCCTTGACTTGCTCCTCGATCAACCCGCGGGCCACGTCGGCGGCGGCCGTCGCCCGCTTCTCCACCTGGTCGCTGAGCGTGCCCATCGCTTTGTTGGCCGCCTTGCGGGCGATGCCGATCACCTTCAGCGCGACCTTTGCCACGCGGGCCAGGAAGCCGAGGACCTGGTCAAGCTTCGCCTTGATGAATTCGAAGGCCGTCACGAGCGGCCGCAGGATGCCGCCCGCCAGGTCGCCCCACTTTTGCAAGAGCCGCGTGCGAAAGACGTCGAAGCCGATCAGCATGTTGGCCTTGAAGTTTTCCCAGATGCTCACCGCCTGCTTCATGCCCATCCGCCAGATCACGACGACGGTCTGCCAGAGAATCTTGGCGGCCAGCACGATGTCGCCCTTCTGCAGCGCCGCCTTCACCCCGCCGAAGATCCGGCTGAAGAAAGCGAACATCTCAGCCAGCTTCCCCTTGATGAACGCGAACGCCGCCTGGCCGACGGCCGTGAACCGCACAAACGCCACCGTGGCGGCGACGACCGCCGCGGCGATGCCCGCGATGATCAGGATGGGGACGATGGCTGCGAGCAGCAGCTTGAACACGACGACGACGGCGACGATCGCGGCCTTGATCGCCGCGGCGACGGCCAGCACGCCGCCGATCGCCGCGCCGGCGGCGACGAACGCGGTCCCGAGTGCGGCCAGCGCGGCCCCGGCTGCGCCGACGGCCGCCGCGATCTTCACGACGTTGACGACCAGGTGGCGATTGCTCTTGATCCATTCCACGATCGGAATGACGACGCCCACGACGCGCTTCGCCAGGTCGACCAGCAGCGGCGCCATCGACGCACCGATTTGGAACGCCCCGTTCTTGAGCACACGCCAGAGCTCGTTGAGCGTGTCGGTCAGCGTGGCCGCGTCTTGCGCCGTTTCCGTGCTGACGGTCAGCCCGAGCTCCTCCGCCCGGGCCATCAACTCGGCGATGCCGGCGCTCCCCTGATCGAGCAGCGGGATCAATTCACTGCCCGATTTGCCGAAGACCTTCATGGCGAGCGCCGCCTTCATGTTCGGGTCGCGGATCCCGGCAATCCGGTCCGCAAACAGCTTCAGTCGTTCGACGGGCGTCAGGCTCTCCAGGTCCGCAAACGTCAGCCCGAGCTCGGTCAGCGTGTCGACGGCCGTCGAGGTCCCCCGTTTCGCGTCGAGCATCAACCGCGACATGCCCCGCAGGCCCGTTTCGACAGCCTCCAGGCTGCCGCCGGACTGCTCGGCGGCGAAGCTGAGCAGAGAGAGATCCTCCACCGCGGCGCCCGTCCGGGCCGACATCTTATTGAGTTGATCGCCGGCGGACATAAAGTGCTTGGTCATCGCGATGACCGGTCCGATCACCGCCGCACTGGCGGCCATCAGCCCCGCACCCATCGTCTGCAGGCCGCGGCCGAACGATTGCAGCCGCTGTTGGGCGGCGCGCAGCCCCTTCTGCAGCGCTGTCGTGTTCACGCCCAACAGCACGTAGGCTTCGCCCGCTTTGATCTTGCGGCTCATACACTGCCCTTCCAGAGTTCGGCGAACTCACCGTTGCGGACAACCTCTTCGTGCGCCGGGCCCATGAACGGCCGCTCGTCGATGTCCGCTTTGACAGTGATGCGGGCGTCGGGCGGACCGCATTCGACGCCGATCGAGCCGCCGTGCTCGAGCGTGCCAGGCACGGGAGCGCCGCCGCTCGTCTTGAACAGCACGGGACCGATGACCGCGGTTTCCTTCCGCGGGTCGACGTCGTACAGGATCAGCTTCAGCCCGCTGCCTCCCGGCGCGTGCGCCGACGGCGGCTTGCCCGGCGCCGATCTCTTCTTACGGCGTCGGATCTTCTGGCGCCCCACGCGGCGGACCTTCGCCGAGGCCTTGCGGAGGTTGCGCACGTTCGCCGCCTTGACCGGATCCCGGATCGCGGCCGGTTTGAAGTTCACTCGGGCCTTCCACGTGACGAAGGTCATGCCACGATTTCCTCCGCCGGATCGCAGAAGATCAGCTTCAGGACCTCGATGTTGTCGGGCGTGATCGGCAGGCCACGGGCTCGCCGCGGGGCGTAGGGGTTGAAGTCTTCGGGGCGATAACGTCGCGTCTTCTTGGAGTCGCTGTGGCAGTTGGCGATGAGCGCCAGCAGCGTCGACGTGTGGTGCCACTTCTGACGGCCGGTTTCCTCGGCGAGAGAGACCAACTCACGCAGCGTCAGCCGCTCGGCAGGGCTGCGTCCGGCAATGCTGCAGAGCTTGAGGAGCACACCCCACCAGTCGCGCGGTCCGGGGTCGGCTGGCTCGTCGGGCTCGTCGTCGTCGACTCGGAGGGCGTCAGTCGCCGGCGTAGCTCTTCCTCCTTGTCCGTCACGAATCGCTCCAACTGCTCGTCGATCGTCGGGCCGTCCAGGATCGAGTTGATCCGGTCCGCCAATTTGCGATCCACCTCCGCCATCTTCCCGATCGCCTTCCGGAGGACTTGCCGGCGAGCGGGTGGGAAAAAATCCGCGAGGCTCTCCAAGAAGGCGTTGGTCGCCTTGTCGATCGCGTCGCCGCGAAGGGACCGGCCGAACTCGACGTCACTCACACCGCGGCCCTTGGCCTCCTCCTCGCAGCAAAGGAAGAGCACGTCGACCAGCATCACAGGATCGGTGACCAGGCGTTCCAAGACGTCCTGATCGCCGTCGAGCACGCCGAGCAGGTCGATCTCGAGCACCTGGCGAATCCGCTTGACGTCGGGCGCCGTGATGGCGATCAACCAGCTACGCCCCTCGTCGTCGACGAATGATTGCTTGCCCACTTCAGGGGGCTCCTTGCATGAATCGTGCAGATTTGTCAGGCCAGCTTTACAAACGCGCCTACTTTTGCGCGCTGGCCTTCTCCGTGGCCGCGGCCGGCTGCCGCTCGAGCGCGGCGGACGTGTGCTGGACCAGCCAGCAAAACACCTCCGCGCTGATGGCGACGTTCCCCTTGCTGCCGGCCTGCTCCGCCGCGGCCTTCTTCACGGCGTCGAGGCGGGCCTTGTCGTTCGCATCCATGACTCGATCCCTTTCGTGTGACGTTTCTTCGGCGGTTGTCCGGTGGCTTTAGGCGCTGACGGTCATCCAACTGGGGAGGATCAGCACGCCGCCTTCCTCGTGTCGCGCTCGCTTGACGCTGACGTCGACGGTCTGGCCGCTTTCGAGCTCTTGGCTGTAGGGGAAGCCGAACACCTGGCCGAAGAAGCGGAGGCCCTGCGCGCCGTCGTTGGTGATGGCCTGATCCATGACCGCGAACTCAAGGTTCGAGTCATTGAAGAAGCTGCTGCGCAGCGCGGTGAACACACTATCGGTCCCGGGCTTGAACAGGTAGCCGAAGGCGAGCGAGGCCTTCTTCGCGCCGGCGCCCGCGGCTTCCCAGGGATCCTCGCGGTCCTGGACGTTGACTTCGTTCTTTTCCAGACCGTCGACCGCGACGTCCATCGCCCGCTTGATCTCCACCCAGACCGGCACGGCGTTGGTGCCCGAGTTGTAGTAGAGTTTGCAGTTGCGTCCGACTACCCAATCCTGCATGGTCCCGCCCTCCTGGCGTAATGGT